CAATCCGAGGCTAAGTTCAAAGCCGTCTTACAAGACGACTTTAAACCAAGCCCTTACATCACAATGCAGCTCCGTCACGCGGCGGAACGTATTGGTGGTATATGTAGGTACCTCCGCAAGGGGAAACCTACATCTGAAGGGGCGGTGCACTGTTCAGTGACATCGTCCGGAGAGATCCTGGAAAGTGTTAGGAAGGGGGGCCAGGCGGCCGCCGTCCTAAGAGACTTTTCCCGGATAATGAGAATTAGGGGTGATGGTAACGTTATCAATACCCCTTTTGGTGATGCTGTCACAGTGGAGGACGTCCCCTACTGGATGACAGTGTTTAGAGATCCCTCAGAAGCAAGGATGCTAATGAGGGACGCTTACCATACCGCCAGGGTAAAGTTCCTTATAAGGAATCCCCCTGACGAGGATGGTAGGTATTGTAAGGAGATCCCGGGGCTTGATGAAGCCACGGGTCACCAAATGATGTTTGTAGCGTGGATGTGCTACAAGGATCATATAGGAAAGGTAGTACCCTGCCGTGCAGAGGTAGTACCCGAAATGGGGAACAAGGCTAGGTTCGTTACACTCACCCCTTGGTGGGTTAACGTACTCCAAGCTCCCTTATCACACTGGCTGATAGATGCTCTTAAGTATCATCCAGCAGTGTTCTCCTCCTTCCACCGCCAGGATCAGGCGTGGGAAGCAGTGAAAGGCATTGCCAAGTGGGGTCCACTTGGCAGTGACGAATCTGTACTTAGTAGCGACTTAAAAGACGCTACTAATGCACAGCAATGGAGCATTACACGGGCCCTTATTGAAGGGTTCGTGCAAGGCTTTGGGGGGGTTAGGAACCGTCTCTACTTAGATTTGGTTCTAACCTTCATTGGACCCAGGCTTGTTATCTTTCCAGATAAGAGCACTGTGGTAACTAAAGTAGGCATCATGATGGGTGAGGCAATAGCCAAACCATCATTGACCCTACTCAATCTAGCAATAGAGGAAAGGGCATACGTACTCCAACACGGGTTGGACTGTGTACCCTACCTCTATGACCACACTCCCATCCCTGACGTCAGGGCTAGGAAGAGGTTTATACATATCGGCGGCGATGACCACATCGCCATCGGTAGAA